ATGGTCAGCAGGCCGACCATGCGGTTTTGTGAGTCGGTAGTCAGTCCCTGGCTTAGGTACTCATTGGCCCCAAAGCTCACAAGGCATTGCACCCAAGATGAGCCAGGCGTGGGCTCGTAGGGCATGTTATGGAAGGCCACAGGTATGGCCACTTTGTCGCCGCTTGTGTCGGCCAGCTCAGTTGCTAAGCGTGCCTCGATGGTCTGCCGAACAGTGTTTAGGTCTGCTGCAGCCATTAGCGTCGCCTCAAAATACTGGCAGTAAAGGGCTCTAGCTCTTTCCCGATCAGATCAGGGAAACCCTGGCGGGTGCGAGTGCCCAGAGCGTTGCCCGTTGGGTTGGGCGTTCTTGTGTGCCAGGTGCCACCCCATGATGGCGGCAGGTTGATGCCATAACAAACCGGCTCGGCATACTCAACCGGGTTGACAATCTCTCCCAACAGCGGCCTGATGTTGCTACGCCAGCCGTTGCGCAGGTTGCCGGTATCCACGGGGGTTTCTTCTTTACAGCGCTTTTCCCACTCAAGCGTGGTTGCTTTTACGGCTAGCTCAACGCTTTCGCGGTGGTATTTCTCAATGTCGCGGATCTTGATCTGCCGAGCCATCGCTAAGCCCTCAAGATCAGCTCGTGAGTGATCGCCGTGTTGTCCTGCTCGATCGTCTTCACCTCAATGATCTGGTAACTGACAGAGCTAATCACCACCCGATCCTTGGTCTCTGGCGCTGTGGCGAAATCATCGGCCGCGACAATCAGCCGCCGGTCGCCGCTTTGGATCAGCTCGTTAGTCTCCGCCAGGCTCACATCCTCAACCACACCTTTAACCACCGTGTCCTCAGTGGTTTCTGCAATCGTGCCGTCTGAGGTGTCATATGCCCCAGCCGTGACGAACCGAACAGTCACATCACCGCCAAGCGCGTCAAGGATGTTGACCGCAACTTTTGACAGCGAATCAGCAAGCGCCATCAGAGGTTATAAGCAAGGCACGCGCCGCTAGTCAGCGTGATGCTCGTGATGATCCCAGAAATGTAGGTGTCAGCCACGAACGTCTCACCGGCCAAACTGTTGCCCGATGCGTTCTTGACGGTGATGGCATCAATCACAGTGTCTTCCTTGAAATAAATCTTGGAAAACCTGCCGGTATGTGCAGCAGTGTCAGAGATGAACTCGAAGCCGCCTGAGAGGTCTGCGTACATGGTCAGCTCCGTTTGATTGCGATGTTGCCTGGTCCACTAATTCTAAGGCCCGTCATATACCTTTCAAACATCGGCGGAACGTGATCCGCTCCCACAGCACCGGCTTTGTCTGGTGTCACGTCGATGCTGCCAATCTTGACCCGCTTGTAATCGTTCAAGCCGCTAAGGCTGATTCCGTCTTCGTTGTTGTGCAGGTAAACGGCAAGCTCAATCTGTGCCCGCTTGATCTGGTCAGGGATTTCCTCGTCGGTGAAGTAATCGTCGGAGATGCGAAACGGAAACCCAGTCGCGTAGGTGTTCACATAGGTATCAGGCTTCCGTACGCCCGTTCTGGGCCACTGCAGGGCCTGCGTATCGGTTGCCCTTGCCCCTAAGAATCTCTCGCGGTCCAGGCGCTGCGTTGCTGCTGCTAGGGCCCGGTTACGGGTGTCATCAGTACCGGTTCCCCACTTGGAAACATCGGTGCTGTTGATCATCGCCTCGACATAATCGTCGGCCTCATCCAGTGTGATGTAGCTGTTGGCCGTCGCGCTTCCGGCTGTCGCCACGATTGTCACTGCCATCAGCTTTCACTCGCTTGCGTTTGCTTGGTGCCTTGGTTTGGGCTGGCTCAGAGGCAGAGGCCACCGCTTTCGCAGCAGCCTCACGCTCCTGTGCTCGCCTAAAAGCGAACAGACCCATCAGGAGCTAGAGCCCTTCAGAGCCACAAAGTTCAGGACGATGGCCTCGCCCAATGAACCGGCCGACACGTTGCTAACAGTGATCGCAAAGGATCCTGCAGCGATGGTGTTTGCCTGCACCAAATAGGAGCCGGCAGTACCACCCGAGGCGTGGTTAACGATCACCACGTCGGTGGCGGCGATCTCGCTGTTAGTCACCGCAAAAGACACTTCCGCGGCTGCTGCCAGGGCTGCGTCGTCCATGGTGATCTGACCGGATGCCTTGTTAAGGGTCACGCCGGTCGCCTTGTTAGTGGCCTGAGTGACCGTGCCGCCAGTGGTGGGGCCGATCAGCTTGCCAGCTGAGGTTTCAAAGATGCTCATGGTTAGTTACCTCCTCAATCCAGTGCGCTGGTGGTGGTAATCCGCACGATGCCAATGTTGTTGGTCTCGTAAACCTTGGTCCAGTTGCCCACGGTTTCCAGTTGTGCCCGAGTGGGGTTGGAAACGGAAGTGGAGAACGAGGAACCGATTGGGTGGTAAACGTAGTGCAGATCAATCGACATGGCATCGCTCTTGGCGAGGATGTCACGATCGGTTTCGGTCTGAAGGCCGAGCTGCTCACCAGTGCCGACAGCACCTTGAGTGAACATATAGGAGGCATACTCGGTGGTGGCACCGGAGCCTGCGGTCTGCACATCAGCAGACACTATCACGCGCATCCCCATAAAGGTGGGAACAGCAACAGGGCCAAAGGCGTTAGCCAGTGAACCTTGAGCGGCGGAAGTGTCGGGCTGACCTGCGTCGTCGTAGATCATGTCGAGCGCGCGGCGCTCTTTCAGGTCGTAATAGACCTTGGGATGAACAACGATTGCAGCCAGTTTGTCGCCTTGGTCGCCCAGCAGGGACTGACCTTCGACAATCTGACGGGCAGTCAGTTGGGTCGGGGTGTCGCCAGACGCGCCATCAACAGCCAAAGCTGCGAAAGATGCGGAGCTGGTGTCACCAACGGAACCAAAGATGCCAGCCAGGCAGGACAACAGATCCTTCTGGCGCTGGTTGGCGATGTAGTCAGCAATTTTGTTGCCGATCGCAGCCATCGGGTCAGAACCGGCAGCCAAGGCAGCCAGATCGCGAGACTCGAAAGCGCGGCCACGGTGCAGAACGACGCCGACTTGCTTGTCAGCTTCGATCTTGCCGGGGGTCAAGCTAGAGCTATCCGTCAGACGCTCAAAATCGCCTGACAGGTTGGCCTTGTAGAAAGGCACTTGGACATAATCACCACCATCCTCGGCGGCATTTAGCTCGGCCATCGGCTGAACCACACCGCTAGCCAAAAAGGCATCACGCTGAGTGGTTTGCTCAATGACGTACGGCGTAAATACCTCGGGGATAATGATGTCAGAGCGAAGAGTCGCCATGACAGATCCTCGTTTGAATTGGTTTTACGGTGTGGGCGTAACCCGAACGGCTCCGCGTAGCTTCGCCTTGTTTTGCATCTTACCGTTTTGCGGCAGCTTTCAACCGATCGTATAAATCACGGTCGGTCCGATATAGCCGCGATTGCTCGGTGAGGTTGAAATTGTCGGGCGAGAACGGGTTATTGATTCCGGTTGGAATATCACCAGAGGAACGGCCAGACGGTGCGCCGCTGCCCTGTGGCTTGGGCTGCTTCTGCATCCATGAAGGCAGAGACTTGGCCCACTCGCCCACAGGCGTCCGCTGGTAGCCATCAACTACCACCACAGTGCCATCAGCCTCACGGGCGATCTGATCGCTGCTCAGCTTGGTTTTCAGGATCAGGTCGGGATCGTGGACAACATCAGCCAAAGCAGAGACTGCGGGCGTGATTAGCTCCAGCTCGCGCACTCGGGCCTCAAGCTCAGCTATCCGCTTGTCTTTTTCTGCGGTTGCCTCTCTGTACTGCTGCTCCAGGGCCTGGCGCGCCTCTGTGTACTTGCCCTCTGATTCGAGCCTATTTTGCTCAGCCTTGTTTTTGAAATCGACTAGCTCTTGGACGTTGACGCCCTCGGGCACTGTCTTGGCTTTTTTCAGCTTGCCAATCAGTTCGTGATTTTTGCGCTCTAACGCATCAATGCTTTGTTTGAGCTGGTCTAGTTCGGGGTTGGGTTGAACTTCTGGAGACGTAATCTCCAAAGCGTTTTCTTCAGACATGAAACAGCCGTAGGCTTAATTTTCACGACCACTTTACGCGGTTCGCCCAATATGCGGCACTTGTCTTCCCTTTTGCGATGTTCTTTGCGTGGCGTGCTCTGAACGCTCGGCGCTTTGCTTTGTCCGCTTCTGTTTCACCCTTACGCGGGCGCTTTGTATCTGCACCCTGAGCGCCAAACCTGATCAGCTTTGGTTTGCCATCAACACGAACAACAACGGCGTGTGATTTGCCGCTGCTATGGCCTGGCGTTCTAATCGGTTTGTCGTAGCCCTCGAACTCGTGGCCACCGCGTTTGATGCTCATTTGCCTTTTTTGGTCATGGCTAAGCGGTGGGCTTTCGTAAAGCTCATGCCCTCGCGCATTTTGCGCTTCATGAAGTCCATATGGGCTTTGGTGTGCCCATGCGCCTCTTGGTGCCGCTTCAGGGCATTTTTCTGGCGGGTCGTTAGCTTCATCGCTTTTTGTTGTAGCGGGCATAGATCGCCGCATCAGCTGTCCGCGCTTTGTCGCCCCGCATGTAGCTATTGACGCGGCCCATGGCCCAGGCAGCCATTGGCACATTGCGCGAGCCACTGGACAGGTAAGCGCCCTGTCCCTTGCGGTAAACCTCAGCCAGTTCGCCGTAATAAAACCGCGTGCCCTCGGCCTTCGCCTTGAGGCTCTTAACGACGGCGGCGCTTAGTGGCTTTCTTTTTGGTGCCATCTTGCTTGGTGCGGGATTTGCTAACGGCCTTTATGTCGATGAACTCGCCAGCCTTGTAGGCCGCGGCGGTGCGCTTGATCTCACGCGCTTTGGCTGCGCGGTTCTTAGCTCCCGACAGGTACTTTTTGGGCAGGCCCGTTCTTTTGTCCTTTGGGGTCCGCCGCAGCTTCCGGGCCATTACTTGTTTTTCTTGTTGGGCTTCTTTTTGCCCATGGGCTTTTGGGCTTTCTTAGTTCCCTTGTGGTACGGCATCAACTTGCCCCCTTTGTAGGTTTGCGGGTGGTTTTCTTTTTAGCAGCCGGCTTGGGCGCCTCACAGGCAGCGGGCTTGGGTGGTTCCTCGCCTTGCTTGGTGAAAATAAATTTCGGGTGCATCGCTTGGACCTTGCAGCCTGCACCTATAGCTTAGCTCCGCGCTTTTGTTCTTTTTAGCTTGCGCTCAAGGTCAACTAAAGACAGCTCGGAACCATCCTCACGAACAAAGCGGCGGATTGCTTCTTTAGGCCCGATCTTCTCAGCGAAGCCGTCAAAGATCTTGGCCCTGCCTCTGCTGCCAAGAATCTCAGCCTTTCGCGCCTCGGTTTGCTTTGCCAACCACTCGCCATAGGTTTGGCGGTCGTCGATCACATCAGAGCGCGGCGGTGGCTCAACGCCTAAACCCTCGTAATCAATAATTGGCACCGTCGTGGATCGACAGTTGAAATGTTGCGGCGGTGTTGGGCCTTTGCCGTACTCAAACTCTCGGCCATCCAAAGCGCGGCAGATCGCGCTAGTGCGGTTGTCTAGCGTAGCGGTGTACTGGTAACGCTTGGTCACATCCTGGTTGGCCTTGTAGCTTGCCTGGCTCGCTGCGTTTGCTACTTGATTCACCGAAGTGCGAACTAGGGCCAGCATCTGGTGATTGGCCAGCTTTGTCACCTCACCGCCAGCCAATGCGATCTGGCGACCGCTGCCAGGCTGCCCAAACCGCAGCCGGCCCTTCAGCTCACGGCTCATTCTTTGAATCGACTTGCCTTGGATAAAGCCAGTGCGAACAACGCGGCCAAACATCTCCGCATTTGACTCCGCAAGGCCCCGAAACGATTTCTCCAAGACCTTGCCGTTGGGCAGCGTGATTGTGGAGCCCTGGGCCGCTGTCAGCTGAAACGTAGCCGGCGCGCCAGTTACAGCCGCTTGCAGGTCATCGCTCAATGCCACCACATTGATTGCCGTTGGATCAGTCACAGCCACCGCCTGAGCAAAACCTGGCGTGACCTGAACGCTGCGGATCTGATCGCGCGCAGCTATCGGCAACGCCTTCCGCAGCTCATCCTCTACAAACTCAGTTTGCAGGACAGCCAAACCCTGCAGTTCCCGAACCGTCAATGCCGTGGCATCACCAGCCCAGCCGTCCAGCGACTGCTTCAGGTCTGCCAAGATCGCCCGCAACCGTGCTGCCCGCATCGGCGCGGTCATATCGTCTAAAACCGCGAGCTGGCCCACAGCGTCCAAAATCACGTCGTTATAGGTTCGGATGATTTGCCGCGCAACCTTGTTTGAGTAGCGGTTCAGATCGACCGCATTGTTATAAAAAGCGGCCGGCGTGCCCATTACTCAATAAAGCCAAAGCTGCTGGCAGGCTCGCAGCAGATCACCGCCACATCGTTGCCCACCGATAACGCTTCCTCGACAAACTCCGAAAACTCGTTGGCCATCTCGGTGCCTGGCTCAATCTTGCGCTCAATCACCGCAATCACCCTTCCCTCTTGTTTCCAGCTGATTCGCACTACAGCAAAGTTCCGACCGCGCAGCTGTTCCTCAACGTAATAGAGGGTCTGCACTGGTTTGCCTTTGTGCATCAGGTGCCACATCCGCGTCAGGAACTCCCTCATCTTTACTCAGCCGGCTCGGGCTGTTCTTCAGGCTGTGGCATTTCTGAAGACTCGGGCACTTGGGGCGGCTCAGAGTCGATCAAGCCCCCGGCCTCGGTTGCCTCCAGTTCTTCCTCAACGTCGAAGTCATCGCCCAACACTTCGCCCTCTGCCAGCTGATCCAGCAGCGTCTTTTGGGTAATCGTGCCGGCGGTGTAAAGCTGCAGCAGCGCTTGGATTTCCTGCGGCTCAAGCCGAGTCGAAAGAAAGTCCCGATTAACAAAGCTGCTGCCGGGTTGGTTGTCCTGTAGATACTGCCCATGGAAAACCAGGCAGTTGTCGATCAGGTCTTGCATTTGCTGAGCCACCACCATCATCGCCGAGTCGCCCTGGCTGCGGTCGATCCGCTTGGCCTCGGCAGTCTCTGCGCTCAGCTTTTGACCCAACACCGCGGCCATGCCCAACTCATTGATCTGGCTAGCGATCTGGTCTAGACGTTGGAACTGCGCGGCGTAGCTGTTGCCGGCCGGCTCGATGTATTCACTTCGGGCACTTTCTGGCAATGCCAACGCTTCGCCTGGGCCTGCGCTGATTTCCTCGGCTGACTGCGGGAATCCATAAATGGCGAGCATCGGAACCGCGCTGATGTGCAGCTGATTGTCCAAATCGCTCTGGACTTGGTACTGCTTCAGGTTTAGCTCTGCAATGTCATCCAGCGGCGGCCGCGACTCCAGCAGGTTTACGCGGTTGGAATAAGCAACGGCAAACGGGATCTCAGCGAGGCTGGTAGTCCCTTCATCGACCACCTCAAAGTTCCCTTGCTTGCCCTTGCGGTGGATCTCAAAAGCGCCAGGGGTCAGGACACGCACCTGCTCAATTTCTTTCTCGCCGTAGAGGCCATCAGGCACGATGGTGCGCTCACTGAGGCGCAGCTGGGTCAGTTGCTGCCGTCCGTCTTTAATTTCAGTGCGCCAGCCCAAAATATCCCGCGGCGTATAGGTGACCCAATACGGGCGGCCGTTCTGCCCTGCTGCAGGCGCATCAACCAACACGCCAACGTGGCCATAACGGATGCACTTCTTTGCGGTTTCGTAGGTCCAGACGTTTAGGTCATTGCCTTCCAGGTCAACGTCAAACAGCTGTTCCCGGATGATGTCTGACACGTCGTTCAGCCGCACGGGCTTGCGTGTCAACATGCCGGCCAACATCCGCTCAAGCCGCACATAGAACGGGGCAAGAACAGAACGAATCAGCCGGTTGTCGTAAGCCTCATCTAATTCTCTTGGTTCCTGCGGTAGATATTTTCGGTGTTTCTTTCTTATCCCATAGGTGCCCTGCAATAGGGTCTCAATCAAGAGCCAATGCGGCTCCATGTTTACCCAGGCGGTATTTGGGTCGTTGACCTTTGTGCCGGTGCCAACTCTCTTTCGGCCGCTGGTGAATCCTGAGTACAACGCCTTACCCCGTCCGATAGCTGAAGTTTAATAGAGGCGGATGCCTGTGCCTCGACCTGCACGGGCGTGCAAGGGGTTGAACTCGCGCCAGATCAAATAACCAAGCGCGTCGTTCATGTGATCGTAGCCCGCATCTTTGTCAGGCTCGCCGCGTTCGTTGTAGCTCTGAAGCTCCAGACATTCAATGGAGCGCTTGCAGGTTGTTGCTACCTGAAACCGCACTTCGCCCTTGCCATTTTCCAAAAGCGCCTGCACAGCTGCCACGCGATCTCTAACGGGTGGATTGCTGGCTGATGACTGATTGGAAAAGCCGTAGGACTCCAAAATCTGAATGTCGGTTCGGCTGGCATTAGTAGAGCGCGCTCCGCCTGATGCGTCAGGGTAAACAAAAACGCGATGGTCTGGGTATCGCTGGCGGATCTCTTGGGCCAAGGCATCGGTGTCATGGGCTCCGCTGATCTCGTCGACCAGATGAAGTGAGTTCCCAAGACGAACAGCGATTGCGGCCGACATGTTGCCAATGTTGAAGTCAACGCCCACGCGTAGAGGTTCGGCGCTGATGTTCGGGGTGGCAGAGGTGACGTGCTTCTCTCTGCTGAAGCGGTCGTAAACCTGGCCGGTCGTGAGGTTGCAGAACTCGCCCAGTAAATACGCCTTAAGCAGGCTTGGGTCGTAGTTGGCCTGCAGCCGCTCGATGAAGTCTTGGGGCAGATGCGGGTTATCTGCCGTCCGCATCTTAATGAGTTTCCGGTCGCTGCGTTTCTGAGCATCCTCTGAGCCAAAGGTGTTCCACATCCAGCGGAAACCCTCCGGCGTTGATGCAGCGCAGAACTGGCGGACATTGCCAGAACGCAAGCGGCCAAGGATTTTGGGGAAGGCTTTGTTAGCAATGCTGGGCGCTACGACGTCCACCTCGTCAGCTAAAACCCAGGCGAGATTGAGGCCGATAATCCGGGTCCACGATTCAAACGACCGGCAGAGAATCTTGGTATCACCTCCCGCTAAGTGCAGCACATACTCAGGCAGCGGCGACGCGCGGAAGGTATATGGGATCTCGTAGCTCTCCAAAAAATCCTCGAAGTCCGTTTGCCAAATATCCCGAACCAGTGGCCCGGTGGGCTCCATCACGCAACCGATAAAGCCTTGATTGGCCGCGGCTAGGGCAAGTGCTTTTGCACACAAGCTCCGGGTTTTGCCTGCGCCGTAGCCAGCAGAAAGGCCCAGGATTTGGGTGGTGTCATCGTCGAAGAAAGCGCGCTGTCCTGGGTGCAGATCGTCGCGAATTCGCTCTAACAATTCAGAGGTGCTTTGTTCGTTGGCAGGCTCAGCAAACGCGAGCAAGCGGCCTTCGTCGCAGATCCCAGAAAGCAGTGGCATCAGGACATATCAAAGCGGAGCAGCTTGGCTTGAGTCTCTAGCGCCTTAATGGCGGTGAGCAGTTGGCGGTCATCTGATCCGGCCCGCTTTTCATATTCAACAAGGCGAGCAATCGCCGCGGCCAGCCATTGCGGCCGTTCAATCTCTGAGTCTTGCTGAATTAACTGGCGGGCCCGCTGAATGTAAATGTCGGCCGTTCTGTCGCTGACATCCCACTGGTCAGACGCGTATTGCAAAATCTGAAACCTGCTGTAGGACTTCACTAAAAGTCCATAAACAGCCTTCACGCGCTGCTCAATTTCGGCGTTAGTTGACTTGTGCCCCATGGGCTGAGGTTAGCGTGAGCCGCTAGCACTGATGAAGCGAGTTTAGGGCGACTGCTGTGATGTGAGTTGCTTGGTCGCGTGAGAGGAAACCACCGAAAGCGTGTTGGACGGCTGCAGCTGCACGGTTGAACTTTTGCGGTGTAAGCGTTTTGTCGCTGATTAGGCAAGAGCGGAGAATGTCGGAGCGGGTGCAGTTTTGCTGTGCCGCTAGTTCATCCAGGGCTGCGATGTGGTGATCTTCGAGAGTGAGGGAGACCCTAGGCATTTTCTAGAACGTGATTGATTTCTTTTTTTAGAACGCGCAGCTTTGTTAGGGCTGTCTCAGGGATTCTCACGCGTTCGTCAATGCTGTTGTCTTGGACAGCGGCCATGACTGCGCCAGTTTCGTCGCAGAGCTGCAGCAGGCGATCCACTACAGGACGCTGCCGAACAGTTATCAGGTTCATCTAGTCAAACGGCGGGCAGAAGGTTTTTTGCGTCCAGCAGTTGGGCGCGCACATTTTCAATGTATGCCGGGAGGGCGGGTTTTTCGCCGTCTACAGCATTTTTTCGCACGTCTTCCATGTTGCGGCATGTGATCTCCCAAGAGGCACGACGGGCGCGGTGGATTTCGCGGGTGTGCTCTTTGCTGATGAGGATCCCGAGCTGTTGTTGGTAGCCGTTGGTTTCGACGGACTTAACGGCGTCGGATGTGCGGTAACCGCTGCGGGTGACGTTGGTTTGAAAGTCCTGCGATTCGTAAGCCGCGGTGCAGTGGCAGACGATGGCTAGATCTAGACCGCCGCAGCGTTTGCCGGTGTTTAGGTCAATGTCGTAGTCCGGGACATAGTTCCAGACCAGGCCGTCTGAGTTGCTGACAATGCCTGTGTCGTAGCAGGCAAAGCACTGGACGCGAGGGGCCAGGAAATCGTTGGATCTGCGCGAGGCAGAACGCTTGTGGAGAGCCATTGAGCGGTGGCAATTTAGAACGGGTCTTCGCCCGTGGGTAGAGGATGCCGCGCATTTACCGGGCAGGCTGGTTGGCTTGTGGCAGTTTCCAAGTGGGCCTCAAAGCGGCCATCCCGTAGCCAGCGGAAGCAATCAGGGAACGCGGCAGCAAAGCCGCCTTTTAGCTCGGTGGCGGCCTGTTCCTTCACAGCAAGGCGAAGGGCACG